GGAGATGGAGATGGAGATGGAGATGGAGATGGAGATGGAGATGGAGGTTCTGGTTTCGGAGGTTTCGGTGGAGGAGGAGGAGGAGGAGTAGTTGAAGGACTATTTGAAAAATACATTCCTCCTAAAATAGTAAATCCAGTAGCACCAGTAAAAGCAGCACAAATGTACAAAAGACCAAGACATCTCTCCATAAAAAGTTTATTTGAGGACTATTTATGAGTACAACATATTTAACAATAGTTAACCACGTTCTTAGAAGGATGCGTGAAGGTGAAATAGAAAATATTACAGAAACTACTTACTCAACAATGGTAGGTGATTTTGTTAACGACGCAAAGAAATCCATAGAAAGTTCACATGATTGGTCAGCGTTAAGAAGTGCAGTAACAGTGTCCACTTCCTCTGGAACCAGTGAATATTCCATTACTGGAAGTGGTCCAGACCCTAAAATTATAGACGCACTAAACGACACACAGAATTTATTTTTAACTTATCAGACTCCTGTTTGGATGGACAACGCTTATTTTAATACTGATGCTCCTAGTGGAGCGCCTGATACTTATACGTTTAACGGCATTGATTCCAATGGTGACGTTAAGATTAAGCTGTACCCTAACCCAGACGCAACGTATTCACTCAGGTTTAATTTAGTTATTAGACCAGCGGAATTATCAGCAAATACTGATACAGTGGACATACCTTATTTACCTATAGTTCACGAAGCTATTGCATTACTAGCTAGGGAACGTGGAGAAACTGGAGGTACTACGTCAGCGGAGTACTTTGCAATAGCAAGTAAATATTTGTCGGACGCAATAGCGCATGACGCTTACCAACACCCAGAAGAATTTATTTATAGACCTGCATAATGGCACAACAGTTACAAAATATACATATTGGTGCACCGGGATTCAAAGGTTTAAATACTCAGGATTCTCCGGTAAACATAGACCCTGCATTTGCTTCCGTAGCTGAAAATGCAGTAGTGGATAACTACGGTAGGATAGGCTCAAGGAAAGGAATTAATAAACTTACAAGTGATGCTACTGCTTTAGGAAGTAGTGATGGAGCAGAATCCATAGGTGAGTTTGTTGCTTTGGACGGAGCCGTTAAAATATACTCCGCAGGTAACAACAAAATATTCAGCGGTACTTCCACGTTAACTGATGAAAGTCCCGGTAGTTACACCATATCAGCTAACAACTGGAAAATGGTTAACTTTAATGACCATATGTACTTTTTTCAAAGAGCGCATGAACCTCTTATTTATCAGGACGGGGGTACTCTTGAAAAGATGTCAGTGCATAGTGGAGCGTCAGGCACACCACCACAAGCACATGAAGCATTAGCAGCCTTTGGTAGAATGTGGGTTGCAGACTTTACTAACGATAAAAACACATTACAGTTCTCAGATTCTTTGGACGGTACGGATTGGAACTCAGGCTCCTCCGGATCATTAAACGTAAGAACTGTCTGGCCTAGCGGTTTTGATGAAATAACTGCATTAGCTGCTTACAACAATCGTTTAGTTATATTTGGTAAAAGATCCATACTTATATACAGCGGAGCCGGAACTCCTTCCAGCATGGCTTTGGAGGACACAATAACCAGCGTAGGCTGTATAGCTAGAGATTCAGTTCAGGATATAGGTACGGATTTACTTTTCCTTTCCTCCACAGGCGTTAGAAGTTTAGGAAGGACTATACAGGAAAAATCAGCCCCCATGAGGGACATTTCCAAGAATGTCAGGGACGACTTAATGACTTTGGCTAACATAGAGACTGACGACATTAAGTCAGCTTACAGTCCTGAGGAAGCTTTTTATTTATTATTTTTCCCTTCAAACTCCGTTGTTTATTGTTTTGACATGAGAACGCCTTTAGAGGACGGATCACATAGGGCAACTACTTGGCCCGGAACTCAGTTACTATCTGCTACTAGAGCTAGTGATGGAACTCTATATTTCGGAAGTAAAGTAGGAGTTAATAAATATCACAATTATTTGGATGGAACTAGTACTTATATGATGAGGTACTACACTAATCCAATGTCATTTGGAGATGCTGCTAGACTGAAGATTCTAAAGGAAATATCCTTTAAAATTATTGGTGGTTCTAATAATAAAGTAGTATTAAACTGGGGTTACGACTACACGGAAGGATATAGAAAACAAGCAACTACAGTAGCTCCTACTAATATTGCGGAATATGGAATAGCTGAATATAATGTTAGCACTTCCGAATATAGCCCTTCAATTGGAGTTGACACTTTGAAAGTAAAACCAACTGGAACAGGATCAGTAGTTACAATAGGCATGGACGCAACAATTAACGCAAACGGTATGTCCATACAGGAACTAAATACCGAAGCTTTGATAGGTAGATTAATATGACGGATTATACAAAAGCCACTAACTTTACCGCAAAGGATTCCTTGGTTTCAGGGAACGCCAATAAGATTGTTAAAGGAGCGGAGATTGACGATGAATTTGATCTAATAGTTACCGCAATAGCAACTAAGTCAAACATTGCTTCTCCTACTTTTACTGGTACAGTTACTAGCCCTACTATTGTAGCTACGACTGCATTTGTCCCTGACGCTTCAGACGGTGCAGCTTTAGGTACTACTTCCCTTGAATTTAGCGATCTTTTCCTAGCTGACGGTTCCATTATTTATTTTGGTGCAGACCAAGACACAACTATTACCCACGTAGCTGACACAGGTTTATTAATTAATTCAACCAGACAATTACAGTTTGGTGACTCAGGCACTTACATACATCAGAGTGCAGACGGTGTACTTGACCTTGTAGCGGACACTGAAATAGAAATAAACGCTACTACAATTGACATTAATGGCGCTGCTGACGTATCAGGAAACCTAGCTGTAGGTGGTAATCTTACAGTCACAGGTAATGCAACTATCGCAGGTAACTTAACCTTTGGAGATGCTGCTTCAGATACAGTAGCATTTAGTGCTGACGTTGCTTCTAACTTACTTCCTAGTTCGGACAATGCATACGACTTAGGTGCATCAGGATCTGAATGGAAAGATTTGTACATTGACGGTACAGCTAATATAGACAGTTTAGTAGCTGATACTGCCGACATTAACGGTGGTACAGTAGACGGAGCAATTATTGGTGGTTCCAGTGCAGCAGCAATTACTGGTACAGCTATTACAGGTACTAGTTTTGTCATAGGCAGTGCAACTATTACTGAAGCTGAACTGGAGATTCTTGACGGAGCTACAGTTACTACAGCGGAACTAAATATCCTTGACGGAGTAACTAGTACAGCCGCAGAGCTTAATATCCTAGACGGAGTTACTTCAACAGCAGCGGAACTGAATATACTAGACGGAGTAACAAGCACCGCAGCAGAACTCAATATACTTGATGGGGTCACTAGTACAGCAGCAGAACTTAATATATTAGACGGTGTAACAGCCAGTGCAACAGACATTAATCTAATAGACGGAATTACTAACGGTACAGTAATAGCCAGTAAAGCAATTATAACTGACTCAAACAAAGATATAACTGGTGGTAGAAACATAACTATCAGTGGTGAGCTAGACGCAGCTACACTGGATATTAGTGGTGACGCTGATATAGATGGAACTTTAGAAGCTGATGCTATCACGATTGCTGGTGTAACACTAGCAGAAACTATTGCAGATACTGTAGGAGCTATGGTTAGCTCAAATACAGAAACGAATATCACAGTCTCATATGAAGACGGAGACAATACACTTGACTTTGTTATAGGTACTCTTAACCAAGATACTACAGGTACAGCAGATAACTTTACAGTCTCAGCAAATAACTCAACTGATGAAACAGTATATCCTGTATTCGTAGATGGAGCTACAGGCTCACAGGGAGGAGAGACAGACACAGGGCTTACTTATAACCCATCTACAGGTCTTTTGACTGCTACAGGCTTCTCAGGCAATCTGACAGGTACATTACAGACTGCTGCACAAACAAACATTACAAGCTTAGGAACTCTTACTGCACTGACAGGTGGTACAGGAGACTTTAATTGGGATTCAAATACATTAGTAGTTGATTCATCTGCAAATAGAGTAGGTATTCTTAATGCTTCTCCAGATGTAACACTTGACGTAGGTTCTGCTACAGACGCTGTACACGTACCTTCAGGTACAACAGCACAGAGGCCAACAGGAGCCGCAGGATACTTCAGGTACAATAGTACCACTAGTAAGTTTGAAGGCTACACAGACTCTTGGGGATCTATTGGTGGTGGCTCTGGTACTAATATGGATACTAACACCTATACAGGTGATGGATCTACTACTGCCTTTACTTTGAGCAATGCACCTGACGATGAAGAAAACCTTATGGTATTCGTAGATGGTGTATTCCAAGCACACAATGCTTATAGCGTATCAGGTACTACATTAACGCTAAGTGCTGCTCCTGCAAGTGGTAGGGTCATTACAGCGTACCATAGTACAACTACTGTAGGTGGATCTAATAATACAATTAATACAATGACAGGTGATAACAGTGATACGACACTGACATTATCTGTAGCTCCTGTACATGAGAATAACGTACAGGTATATTTTGATGGAGTTTACCAGAGCAAATCAAACTATGCAATCTCTGGAACTACACTAACCTTTAGTACTGCTCCTCCTACTGGAGTCTTGGTAGAGGCTATTACAAATACTAAT